AAGGAAATGAAAACTTTTTCACAATTTCTTCTGGAAGCAACTGACCCAAAGGGACCTATCAAAAAGTATATGTCCCCAGAGGAGATTGCGAAGAAGCATAAAATTTCTGTTGATTCTTTAGAACCAGAATTAAAACTTGGAATTAAAGTAGAGAAAGAACATACTGGGGATAAAAATATGGCAAGAATGATTGCTCTTCAGCATCTGGAAGAACTTCCAGACTATTATACAAGATTGAAAAAGGCAGAAAAAGTCAATGAATCGAAAAGTGGTGATAGTTCTTTGCGTGACTGGTTTACTAAGAGTCGTGCTTCTGATGGCACCCCTGGTTGGGTTCAACTGGGTGGTAAATATGCGGGAAAACCCTGTGCAAAGCAACCAGGACAAACCACAAAACCAAAGTGTGGTTCCAGTAAAATGAAGGCAGCACTCTCCGATGAAGAGGAGCAGAAAGCGTTTGAACGTAAGAATCGTCAGGACCCAAATCCAGACAGAGAAGGTAAGGCAAAAATGGTTGCCACTGAAAGCAGCAACCCATTGATGACGGATATTCCAAAACCACAATCAGCATACGAAAAACTTGCAACAGATTTGGCAACAGATTTGAAGAGACAAGCAACCACCAAAAGTGCAAAAGATGCTCGTATCAAACAGCAAGCATCTCAAAATAAAATGACAGAAGAAAAAGATGCTTGCTATTCAAAGGTAAAATCTCGTTATAAGGTTTGGCCTTCTGCTTATGCTTCTGGTGCTTTAGTTAAGTGCCGTAAGGTTGGTGCAAAGAACTGGGGAAATAAAACAGAAGAAACAGCAACATCTTTAAATTATGATTGGGATACTCCAGTTCGTGAAAGACCAGATAGATATTGCCCAAAGTGCCAAAGACTCGAATTGAGAAAAGATTGCAAATATGGTGAAAAATATTGGGATATGTTTTCACTGCCTGCCGAATTAATTGCGAGCAAAAAAGATTACAATATAATTATGCCACATAATGCTCCAGATGGTTTTTTAGCAAATGAGAACTATTTAAAATTTAACCCAAATAAATTACGACTCACAAAAAAAGAATCTTATGATTACTCCAACTGGAGAGAAGAGTTTAAAGCAACAGAATATGAGTTCTTTGATGTTATTACTCCAGACACAATAAAATCTACTACAAAATCTTGGATAATGGAAAACTTAACTAATATAAAGTCTCGTGGAGCAACATATCTAGTGTCTCTAATTTGGAGAGGGCAAAATATTTCAATGCAGATATTTTTTCCCCAAATAAAAAGACCAACCAAAAATGAAGTAACAGATGAAATCAGAAAAATATACCCTCTAGCCAATGTTTTAACATTTAGTCCTATAAAAATGGATCCAACAAAAGCGTTGTTATATGTAGGAGATGAAAATGGACCCCAGTGAAATAAATCTAGATAATCTATCTAAAAACTTTGAATATGAAAAAATCGCAAGAGAAATTGAATCCTGCGAAAATATTGACCAAGTTAAAAATATCGCAAAGTCTTATGTAAAACTTCACTTAAAATATCAAGAAACAATAGCAAATTTGAATTTTAATAATTTATGATTGATAAGCATTATAAGGGCAATCCAAACCTTAAGGCGGAAAATGTTCAAATTGAATTTACTACAGACCAAGTAAAAGAGTATCTCTTATGTAAGGAAGATCCTGTTTATTTTGCGATGAATTATGTCAAGATTGTTTCTCTTGATGAAGGTTTGATACCTTTTGAGATGTATGATTTTCAGAAAACTCTTATTTCAAATTTTCACAATAACCGATTTAATATTGCAAAACTACCTCGTCAGACTGGTAAATCTACGACGGTAGTTTCATATTTGCTTCATTATGCTTTGTTTAATGATAACATAAGAATTGCTATTCTTGCAAATAAAGCAGAGACTGCAAGAGAACTTTTAGGGAGACTGCAACTTTCTTATGAAAACCTACCAAAGTGGTTGCAGCAAGGTGTTGGTTCTTGGAACAAAGGTTCTTTAGAACTTGAGAATGGTAGTAAAATTGTAGCTGCATCTACCTCATCATCTGCTGTACGCGGAAATTCGTTCAACATCATCTTCTTGGATGAATTTGCGTTCATCCCAAACCATATTGCAGAACAGTTCTTCAGTTCCGTATATCCTACTATTTCTTCTGGTAAATCAACCAAAGTTATTATTATTTCAACCCCCAACGGGATGAATATGTTTTATAAACTCTGGCACGATGCCGAGAGGGGAAAGAATGGGTATATTCCCCTTGAAGTTCATTGGTCAGCGGTTCCGGGACGCGATGCTGAATGGAAACGACAAACCATAGCAAACACTTCGGAGAGACAATTTACTCAAGAATTTGAGTGTGTTTCTGGAGAAACAAACATTACAGTGATAGATAAAATTACTAAAGAACAAAAAAATATTACTATGGAAGAACTTTATAATTCTTTGACCCCTTGAGTGTTAGTTTTTAGGATATAAATAGTATTAAAAATGTATTATATTTACGTATTGAAAGAGAGCGAAACCGTAAAATATGTTGGACAAACTATAAATCCAATAAAAAGAAAATGTTCTCATAGGAATACAAGAAAATCTCATACATTTGAAATAATTTTTGAGACAGAAGATAAAGAAATAGCAAAGCAAAAAGAAATTGAATATATTTCAAGATTTAATACCCATATTAATGGATGGAACAAATCCCCAGGAGGAGAAGGATTTGAAAATTATGAAAGAAAAGGAATAGGAGGTGTTAAGAAAGGGTTTATTCCTTGGAACAAAAATAAATCTGGATGTTTTAGTGAAGATACACTAAAACACTTTAGTGAAATACGAAAAGGAAAAGTATGGAAACCATCAAAGTTAACCTCAGATGATGTCAAGACAATTAGGGAAATTTATGAAAATAAAATTGATATCCCTGGAGTAGGAGTACGTATGAAGAATGGCAGAGATATGTCATATGAGCAAGCATTTTCAATCAAATATTCTAGTATCTACAATACAACAAAAGAAAATATAAGAAGAATCATAGAAAGAAAAACTTGGAAAAATGTTTAAATTAAATAAAAGATATCAAATATTATCACCATCTGGATTTGTAAACTTTTGCGGAATTCAAAAAGTTTATAAACCATTTTACCACCAAATAATATTTGATGATGGTACGGAAATAAAGTGTTCAGATAATCACCAATTTGGGAAAGATAGAATATTAGCAAGTTCCATAAAAGTTGATGATAAAATTGATGGGAAAATAGTCATTTACAATGAAATTGTAGAGGAAGAAATTTGGCTATATGATCCAATTGATGTAGATAGTGGAAATTTATATTATACCAATAATATTGTTTCGCATAATTGTGAATTCCTGGGTTCGGTTGATACGTTGATTGCGCCATCAAAATTAAGAACTATGGTTTATGATGATCCTTTAGAAAGGAATAAAGGATTGGATGTATATGAAAAACCGATAAAAGATCATAGCTACTTAATGACAGTAGATGTTTCCAGGGGAACAAACAATGATTATTCAGCATTTGTAGTTTTTGATATAAGCACAATACCATACAGAGTAGTTGCAAAATATAAGAATAATGAAATAAAACCAATGCTGTTTCCAAATATTATCAATGATGTAGCTAAGGCGTATAATAAATCATTTGTTCTTGTTGAGGTAAATGATATTGGAGAACAAGTATCTAGTATACTCCATTTTGATTTAGAATATGATAATCTTCTGATGTGTTCTATGCGAGGTAGGGCTGGCCAGCTTGTAGGGCAGGGATTTTCTGGGAAGAAATCCCAACTTGGCGTGAAAATGTCAAGAACGGTAAAAAAGATTGGATGTTCAAACTTAAAAGCAATTATAGAAGATGATAAACTTATTGTTACTGATTATGATATTATCAGTGAATTAACAACTTTTATTCAAAAAAGTCAATCATTTGAAGCAGAAGATGGTTGCAATGATGACTTGGCAATGTGCTTAGTGATATTTTCTTGGCTCGTTATCCAAGATTATTTCCGAGAGATGACAGATAATGATGTTAGAAAAAGAATATATGAAGAACAAAAAGATCAAATTGAACAAGATATGTCTCCATTTGGGTTTATAGTAAATGGGCTAGATGAAGAAAATACATTTGTTGATCCAGATGGTGATAGATGGTTTACTGGTGAGTATGGTGATGTTTCGTATATGTGGGAGTACAAATAGTTCAATAACGTTACTAATTTATAAATACTTCTAGGAAAATGAACTTCTTTAAGAGAGGAATCAAATGGCGTTAAATTTAGTATCACCTGGGGTTAAGGTTAGAGAAGTAGACTTAACTAACGGAAGAATTGATACATCTTCAGAGCAGGTTGGCGCTATAGTAGGACCTTTTGAGAGAGGTCCTATTGATGAACCAGTTTTAATCGAGTCAGAAAAAGATTTGCTGGAAGTATTTGGTAAGCCAAGAGTAGAGAATGGACAAAGAGAATATTGGATGAGTGCTTCAAACTACCTCTCTTATGGTGGTGTATTAAGAGTAGTAAGATCTGGGCAATCGGGATTTTTGAACAATTCTAATGCTGGTGTATCCGCAGCATCAACATCTCTTAAGATTAACAATTATGAGAATTACGTAAATAATTATTCATCCGCATCAGATTGGTATTATTCCTCAAGAAATCCTGGATCTTGGGCAAATAACTTAAAGGTTTGCACAATTGATGCTCTTGCAGACCAAACTATTACTGGTGTTAACACAACTGCAACTCCAGTAACAGGATTTACCACTACAACAACTAAAAGTTCAGTTGTTGTTGGTGTCACTACAACTATATTATCTGGCATTACAACTACTGGTCTTGCTGTAGGACAGTATATTGGGCAAGTAAGCGGAATCATCGGAGCTGCAACTAGCATTTCTGGAATTTCTACTGCTGCGGGTGGAACCGTTACAATTTCTTCCGCAACTTTAAACAGCACTCAAGTAACTCTTAATTTAAATTTTGGTACTTTAAGCACTACTTTATCCGGATCAGAAATTCAAGTTGGATATGCGGTAACACAAGCATTAAATAAAACCGCAGTTAGTGGATCTAATATTATTACATATACAGGATTTTTAAGAGGAGTTGTTACTGGAATTGGAAACAGTGAGGTTTATGTTAAAGTAACAGATCGTGTAGATGATACTGGAGTTTCATACCCAGTATCATACAAGAATCCCGGAGATGCATCATCAAATGCCGACGCATTCTCTTTTGATTATTCTGGAAGAGGCGCAGCATTCTACTTCTCATCCAGCGATGGAACTGCTATCAGTACAGAAGATGGGGAAGTTACAATCAATGATTGGTATGATCAGCAAACTCTAGGTTTAACAAATTCAACAGTTTATTGGAAAAATATTGCACCAAAACCAGGAACATCAGAGTATTCTGCTAATAGAAACTCTAAGAATGATGAGATTCATATTGTAGTTGTTGATGATGATGGTACAGTTACTGGTATTAGCGGGAATGTTGTTGAGAAATTTA